CACTTCGATTATAGACAATACACGGATACGACATTTGGATTGTCGGAGGAGGTTGGAAATATACTGAATCGGACCCCAACACTCCTTCCAGAAGTGTTTGTAGTTCCAATCTAGTTCCCATGATATACCCCTCCAACGTGTAGGATAAGACGAGGACGCTGAATATCGATGGATTTGATCTTCCATTTAACGTTTTGCCAAGTAATATACTTGATAAACTCGATATTCTCATAAGCATATACATCAGCAACGATGCTAAAACGGTTGTTTATGTTCAGGTCGTCATTAACTTGCTGATCTCTAAACTCCCATTTTTGGCTATTACGGAGAAGGTCCCCTTTGTAATCCTTCTCCGTAACAACGTCCGTATACACTCCTGGCGAAGTTTCCTCAGACTTAATAAAACCGATCTTTCCATGAAACTTTGCCATTAGAGCCTCCAGTTAGTATTAGGCGATGGCCTGTTCCAAAGTGATTGCTGATTTGGGAACAACCAGGGCGCCGGAAATCCGGGTTTCGATCAGGTACTTGTACTGGTTATAGTCGATGTCGAAATCGTCAAAGAAGTTGATTTCTCCACCACGATCAGCACCAATGGTGTAATCGGCCAGGTTGACTATAATCGCGCGCAGGTTGTGCGTCGGGGTTGTATAGTCGTTCTGAACACCAGCCATAACAGGAACCTCAACGATTTCTTTCACGCCGAGTTCAGCGGCCAGTTCGGCTTTGGTCTTGTACATGCGGTACCCATCGGTATCACGCAGAAGCAACCAAGCTGTTACCAGGGATGGAGCAGCATACAAAGTTGGATTGCCAGATCCACGATACTCAGTTCTCGCTGAAATCAGATCATCAATCATCTCTTCGTTAGTGCGGGCCAGGGCAACCTGAACGTTGTGAACGTAAACAGCGTCGTCGGTGTAAATCGGGCGAAGATTAGCGGTATTAATGTGGTTGTCGGCATCGCCAACAGGATCACGACCGTCACCAACCAATATGGCACGAGCGATTTCCTCATCCAACATTACACGCATTTCTTGCTTCAGCCAGGAAACAACATTGAAGTCAGTAATATCGACGATGTCGTCGCGGTCCAACTTCTGTTTCTTGTAGATGGTCGTCGGGGTTGTAATCCGGCGCAAGATAGGAAATACTTCTTCCACTTTCAGGTTTCCGGTAACATAACCGAGGGCACGAGCTTCATCAGCAGTGATGTCTGCGTGCAGGGACTTAATTCTTGAGAAAGGTGAGTGCTTTGTACCATTCAGTACACCGCTAACCCACTCCATCCGACGAGCAACCCAGGTCGGTTCCTTGGTAACGTTGCGGGCATCGGGGAATAAATAATCAATATTGTCGATACCATAAGTACCGGCGTGCTCGAGGACGGCCTCTTTGAGCGAACCAACTTTACGAGCGGTTGCGAAGATCTCGCCCATCTGAGCATGTGTTAAGGATTTCTGGCCGCTTTCTACAGCCGAACCATCGAATACGTTGTTCTTCATAATATTATCAGTATCTCCTTCTTCATTTGAATTTGAATCAGCTGACTGAGCGAGATCTTCATCGCCTTCTAACAGCTGTCCTACGATTACATAAACTGCATCCTTCTGTTTCTCGCTAAGAGTTTCGAAGACGTCGCCAACAGTTTCATCGTCAGCATGTTCAATAACCTCTTCTTCCTCTTCGACGACTTCTTCCTTAGCAGGAAGGTCTAATTGGGAACCCATAGTAATGATCGCCTCGTCATCTAATTCGGTTAAGGAGCCGTCCCCATGCGCTAATGATACAAAATCAATTTTTGCGCCAGGATTGGCTCCAGACAAAACTAGGCTAACTTCACGAATTACACCATGGGCAACGTTTAACGCCTTCTCAACTAGACTATTAGCATAAATAGAGAAAGCAGTAATATCGCCGTGCTGGACAAGGGTCTTTGCCCGTTTGGCATCGTCACTGTCATTTAGATAGGCATATGCGTACACACCATCTTCACGATTTTCAAGCACTGCGTGCCCTAAAATGTTCTGAGGTGAATCGTGCATGTGTTGCCAAACCAACGGGACAGTGGTTCCATCATTATCCTTAAATGCATCAGGTAGAATAACGCGTCCATCTGAGCACTTAACGTTGTTCTTGGTAGCATAGCCACCAAAGTCAAAGTTTGTTTTTGGCATTTTAGAATGAACTCCTTCCATTTTGAATTAATTTGTAGGTTCTTCTTCCTTTGGACTGGAAGTCTCAACTGTGTCGGTTTGGTTCAAGTTCTTATTCCTTAGCTCATCTGCTTTAGGATCAGCACTTGGCTTCATACCAATTACACCACGGAACTCGTTAGACGTAACAATCTCATTTCGAGTAAACTTGTCCGCAAGCTCTGCAAGCTGGGCTGCAGGAACGAGTTTGAAGGGATCTCTAATCGCCATAATAGATTGGCCCTGAGATCTCGCCGTTTTCGTCAGAAAAGCCCGCTTCATGCTATCCGTTATTGCTGAGAGAATTGGTTCAATTGTACGATTATAATAATTGACCAACTGTTGCTCATCTGCAGTACCTTCGAAGACTTCCCTCGTCAAACCCAACTGGCTCCATAGCATACTCGTTAAGTATTCGATTTGTTGCATTAAATTATTCTCAGCTGGTCGATTAAGTTGAGTGATCTTTTCAGTCGCATCAACATAAGCTATACCATACTTAGAATCTTTTAATTGCGTCTCGATGGCGTCGCGACGATTCTCAGCTTGTTGTCGTCTAGCATCCGTTTTAATAACATAAGGGAGCTGGATAAGTAAATCTAGTTTACCAGATCCACTTTGGTTATCTATGACATCCAAAAGTTGAATTTTGGTTATAAGACGTTGTAATGTTGAGTTTGGCTGATTCATAACCGCATACAAAGGATTCTCAACAATAGCAACCATAGTTTTTGGTAAAGTTATTAGTTCTTTGAGACCTGTTCGCTGGTTATAAACCTCAAGCTGTACGTGTTCTGGATACCACTGTACAATCCTACCAGTTCTTAATGTCAGGATCTCATAAGATCCACTAACTCTTGGATTTATTGTGGTATCTACTGGGACAATTGCTACACTTCCCTCATCACACATAGACATTACTACATCTTGGATAAAGGCTCTTCCGGTCTGATCAATATTTGCTTCGGTAGTAAGACAATTATTTAAACCGGAGTCAATCACATCGACATATCTTCCGTTTTCATCAGTTCTAACATGCTGAACACTGATTGCGGCCACATCTATGCCGATTCTGTTATAGACTGAGGCTATAGTAGCACGTTCACTACCTAACAGCATGTTAATTCGATCTGGTCTATAGCCCATTCCAACACCAAGATCAGAATAGTCGATGTAATCTTCGCCGCTGCGGAAAATATTCCATGCTCTTCTAATGCGAGTAAGTATTGAATCTGGCACTACATTATACCTCCTTCTTTTTTGGGCGCTACATAAATGCTACCGGTCTATATGAGCCCCAATCAAAATCTTTTTCTGTACTAGCAACTAGATCTTCAAAGCGATCTTGGCCCGCAAAGACGTTTCCTCTAAATATAGCACCATCTTCGATAATTCTTATGAATTCTGGAAAACCAACAAACCCTTCGTCGTCGTATTGAACGAGCATAGCACCTTTCTGCCAGTTTCGGTCTTTAGTTGATCCAGGAACTCTTCCATCAGTATGACACAAACATCCAGGACTTGCTGCCCAAATAGGACGATCCTCAGTTTGACCTAAAACTCGTTCGGAAACTATCTCTTGCCTATGAATATGACCAAAGGCTTGATTAACTAACTTCCCTTGAATGATCGCACTAGCGGTTGCACCGGGTCTAGTTCGTGCTACTGAACCATGTACTACTTTTAAATATTCGTTTAGCCACCATTCACCATCTGGATACTTTCCAACATAGTGAACGCCCATTCTCGTCAACCCTAAAAGATTGTCGATAGCCAGTAATGGGCCTAGATTTAATTGATCTGCTGGTTTCATCTCATAGGCTTGATGCATGTTTTGAATAAGATACTGCTCAAGACGATCGTCGTGATTACCTATCATCACAACGTGTTCCATCTCTGGAAAATCAGCAACAAATAAGCCAATAGTCCATGCCGCTTCTACTAACGCTGCTTGAGTAGTCATTCGAAACTCTGGACGACGCACATAATGAGTCGACCATTCTGACAAGTCTAAAACATCTCCAGCCCAAACAACCGAATCTGGTTTTATTTCCAACGCTATCTGATGAACAGCATCTATTGCTAGTCTGTCGTGCAACGGAACCGCGCCAGATTTATTGATGGCTTTTAAGAAACCAAATTGTGGATCTGGCAAGATCAAAGCGTTCTTTGTCTTGTTTGGTTTTGGTTTCTTTGCTTTAGTCTTTCGGATTCTGACGTTAATCTGATGTATTGGAATCGTTGATGGAACCAATACCCTTCTAGATAACCAAGCCTTAGCCTGATACAGACGTTTTGTATTGATTTCGCCAGAACTTTTGACATAACCGTCCATAACTCCGTCGGTGAATGTAATATCTTTATCTTCAACTTTTACTCCAATAGGCCAGGAATTTGGAAGAAATCGATCAACCTTCCATTCTTTCCTATCCACCTTAAACAAATCTAATAGTTCATCTAAGGACATTGGCTCATCACCACGGGGAGCGATTATGATTCTTTTGTTTTTTGAAGTCATATAAAATATAAGCTCCTTAACTTATTCGAAAGAATCTTTATTGGCTTTAAATGCCACGTACGCGTCCATCATAGCTGCCACAGGATCTATTTTATCGTCATACCGCTTCTTTAGCAGTTTACGATTACCATTGGTATCTTCGAGAGTGATCGCATTGCCCATAGCAAAGGACATAAGCCCTTGATCAAAGACTAGCATCCGTTCTTCAGATAAAGTTTTTAATTCGCCAAGTGGAACGGTTTCAGTTCTTGCCCCCTGTATTACCTTTTCTATTCCGAATGGACCATTCTCAGCTTCCCATCTTTCCACAAATTCTTTTGCGTTGTATGGGTCATAACCTAAACATCTAACATCATAGCCTACATCAAGAATGAATGCGTCTAGATCATCGTATACCTCCATCATGTCTAAAATAGTTCCATCAAGTACTTGAAGACTAGTCTCAGCTAAGAATTCTTCATACTTAGTTCTCATAGCTCCAGGTAGTTTCTTTAAGGTTAATGATGAAATATAACAACGAGTCTTAACTCCAAATGACCCATTGGGCAATGGAAAGAGAAACGTAAAAGCACAGAAGTCGTCTCCTTGTGATAGGTCTGCGCCAAGAGCACAAGGCAATTCCCAAAAGTCTCTTCGACGATGTGGTAAGGTTTCTTCATAAGTAAAGAAGTATGTGTAACCCTCCATAGGAATCCCAAACCTTTTTGCAAGAATGTCGTTCCTAGTTGAAGGAACTTTTTCTGCTCTTTCTACATCTCGTTGATAAGTTTCATAAGTAACGGTTTTCCCAAGATTAGGATTAGCTTTCAACCACATTGCTGGGTCATTAACTTCATCAACACTATCAAGTCTATAGTACCAGATAGAAACATGTGGATTAATGTAATCTCCCTTGAGAATGTCAAGTAATTCCATTTTGATGGTATCACCACTACTATTACGGATCGTACCTTCTGAGCTCATGGCAACAATTAGATAGTTGTCTAATTTGGACGCACCTTGCTCTATAGCACCAACTACATCCTCTCTTATGTCACCAGAAAGCCATTCATCGATTGTAGATACGAACGGTCTCAATCCCTGAAGCTTATCTATTGACATAGGACGTACTTCTACTATAGATCCGGTTAGAAAGTTTTCAATCCCTTTCTTTGTGGACGCTAGTTTGACCCTTAAGGCTCTAGATCCAGTAGTGTTTTGCAAAGATCCTTCTGTTAAAAACTTAAACAGTGGACCTCTAGCTCTTGTGATAGACGTTCTCATAGGAGACATCACTTCTTCGGCCTGTTTCATTGTAGGTGCCGTTGTGATTTGATTGGTAGTTGCTGTTTCAACGTTTAAAAAGTAATTCTGTATGCATGAACCATACATTGACTTTGCTGCTCCACGAGCAACGATCAAATACTGCTTGTTTAC